GAATCAACTTTTTCCGATATCGGCTTTAACGCTTCAGTGATAGCGTTTGCCACGATGGTGGCCGTATCGTCCGACTCGTTAGCGCTAATTTTGGCGTATGCTTCCATAAGCTCCGCGTCAGTTAGCCCCTCTGTCTCGATCCCCGCAGACTTGAGCGCATTGGTAATCATTTCCTTCATTTTGTCACCTTTTTGGTGGTTGGTTTTTGGGGTAAAAGTGACATTGCGCTCAACAGGTAACGGAATGCCAACTACGGTTACAATGCCATTTTCGTCTACAACAAAAGGCACATCGAATAAATTTTCTCCAGACTCAAAAATAACGTGATCGCTGAATAACTCCGCTATCCAGTCGGATTTAAAAGCCGATTTTTCAAGCGCTTCTGATACCGCATTACGCAAATCGCCAACAGATTGGTCCTGATTTGCGTCAAGGTCGAAATTGTTTATTTGAAATTGCTGCCCATCTTTATTTACAGCAATTCCTACCCCTTGCGAGGGCTGGGCCGCTCCAGAGCTGTCTAGCAATATTGCGTCATGATCGAAAACCATGTTTTTTGCTATCCAGTCGAACTCCTGGCCGTCTGAATTTGTTTTAGGCTTATCTAAAAATTCAGGATCTAAAAAAGCGGCTACAGACGAATGGATAGGCCGAGGGTCTGAGTTATTTTCTAACTCGTCAATCCGGTCTAGCAGCCTTTTCCCTTTCTCGGTTTTAAGCGCCTCCTGAACATTAATTTTTTTATCAATATGGACCCGCCCACCTTCTCTCCTAACGTTGACGTTATACGCGCCAGCATGAAACCCGTGGACTGCTTCGGGGTCACTAGCCGATATAAACTCACCGTTTATAGTTGGGTGCTCAAGAGGCGCGAACGTTCGCTCTAAAGAAAGAAAGCTTTTTTCTATCTCTTCCGCAGGATAAAGGCCACGATTCATAACTATATCGTCAGGTAGAGTCGAGGAGGAAACAATAATATGCTCAACCCCGTCTATAGTTTCCCGCCTGACCGCGTCTTTTTTAATCCTGGCCTTACACTGAATCATTATTCGTTTGGGCACTATTGGGCCTCCAATTTTCGTGCTGTTATTTTCAAGTCCACACAACCATGAAATTAATTTATTTCTGCTTTGATTATTTTTCCACGCTTATCAATTAATATTGAGCGGGTAGTACACTTGCAATTAATTCTATTCGAGCCCGAATCCCACCACTGCCGCTGGTCTTCTACAGTGTACGCGTTTCCATGCCTAGCCGCGTGATGGGTTCGTGTGGTTGGCGTTAGCGCGGAAATATGAACAACCCCAGATTTAAGGCTTGATTCGCCGGCCATCAAGTCAGTAGCGTCTAGCTTAGCATCATTGTAGGCTTTGTTAACCTCTGTTTCCGCTATGCGCTTAGCGCTAGATTTTGATACCTCAAATCGTTCTGATATCTCCGCACCTATCTCTGTAGGTGTTGATCCTGCGGAGATTCCCGCGTTAATCCGCTGCACGACCTTGGCCGCTGTACTACTGCTTAATGTTTTAATATCTGAAAAGCTGGAGACGTAAGCTTTTCCTAGATCCATCCTATAGATCTCTGAAAAAATAACCCGCTCGACAGGTACTTTTTGCAAAGGCAGTCCTTTAACTAACACGCCCGCAACTATGGCCGCCGCTATAAGTTGGTTGAAGTCTCTCACTTCCTCCACGGTTCCCTGGCGGTAGGGTAGCTCTATATTCTGTTTCCAATACCAATCTATGGGCATGAAATCAATCTGAGTCCCTAGAAGCTCCTCGTTAAGAATAAAGCCTATTGAGCGGTTCAATTGCTCGCTACCCTCAGGGCTTAATTCGTAATCATAAAAAGTGGTTTTCTCAGAGTTCTGTATTTTAGCTATCCTACGCCTTGATTTCGGAACAGCTCTAAATAAAGTCTTAATCCTACGCTCTGCACGACCCAACCTTTTTGTTAGAACTCGGACGCCTTTATTCCGGCTTCCTGCCTGCCCCGTAGGGTCTGCTTTAGTCTTCTTCGACATTTAAGTCTTCGCCGCCTGGGTGCTCCTCCGCTCCAGCTTTAGCGCCCGCCGCTTCGCGTATTTCATCGCCACTAAAGGGAATCTCTCCACCGGAAAGAAATTGCATTTGATTTATTGAGGCCATTTTTTCCGCATTCGCCAACTTTTCATCATCAGACCTAGCCAGCAAATCGTCCCATACAATCTCATAATCGCTAGAGGGTAGCGCCCTATATTTAATGAGCCAGTCCAGCACGTCGCCAGTCATAGAGGTCATAAAGTCGAGCCGTCTTGATTGAACATTAGCAAGAAAAAACTTCCCGTCCTCATCGCTCGCAAGCCTTCCAGTTTGCTGTCCAATCAAGATGGTAGCGGGAATTCCAGAACCAGCGGCCACATCATTGAGCGCCACATTGAAAAATTCTTTAGGGCTAATCAAATTAGATGATAAAGTTTTGGATTCCATTCCAGGCGTCCACAAAGCACGCCTTGACCTATCTTTTGTGAATTCATCATACTGATCATTGAAATCCTCCAGCTTGTCAGCGTAGGAGGAGGCTGCCGCAGGGTCCCTTAAATCAAAAACAATACTCTGCGCTGAGTTCTTATAAAACCCTTCGCCGCCACCACCTATAATTTTTCTCAAATCCATTAGAGAATTATAAATAGGCTCAAGCACTGGGATTCCGTAAATCCACCCATTATCACTACCCTCGGCAGCAAAAACAATCCGGCTAGCGTGAATATTTATAGTGCTACTTACTTCCTCATTCCTACTACCCACCACGGACTGTCTATACTGCAGCATGATGGGCTTGCCGAAATCATCGCTAGTAGCGTCATTATCTGAATCGACAACTTCTAGCTGAGACTCGTAAAGCGGGACCATATCAACAATAGAATTCTCGCCCGCTAGGCTATCCATAGGCTGTTCTGGTAGCTTCCCATCCCTAACCCGCATAAACATCCCGGCATAACGACCTACTCTCTGTCGCTTATCCAAGCCCTTAAGCCTTGGCCAGATTTTTATCCTATCGTTTAATTTTTCAAATTCTTTTTTAAGTGAGCCTTCGATTTCTGGCGGAGTGCTCCACCCAGTATCCACCGGCAATTTAACGACGTTAGTTGCAATGCCAAATCTTCGGTACATATTCCAAAAATTAGAAAATTCTAACGTTTCAGGGTAGCCATAATCTAGGAAAATATTATGTAATGTATCGCCGCAATCATTCCCGCCAGAAAGCACCTGTGAAAGTCTTTTTCTAACCGTGCTTGATTCGCCAGCATTAACCCTAAGCGCTTTAGCCATCGCGTGAAGCTCGTTCAACTTATCGTCGCTCATGTTGTGCGCCGCTCCTCGGCTCTCACGTATTGATTCTGATCTGTCAGCACATTAGCCCCATCTGTTGCTACGTAATTCACCCTATAAATAAGCCCCGCTGTTATCCCCATGGCTGAACCAGTAACGCCCACATAAGAATTTTTGGCCGAATCAAAGGCCATGGAAAGCGGCCAACCCTGGCCAGTAACTTCAACACCTGCGGAGTCGTAAATGGTGGCCGACACCGCGGCGTCGATAATTAAAACGCTAGTTCCACACTCGAACAGATCCGTCATTTCAAGACATGAAGGATTGCCCACAAAAAGAGCTGTCATTTTATGTTAATCCTCGCCCCATAAGCTGCAAAAACATCACTGCCCGACCCATAAGCCGCGAAAATATCAACCAAGGCAATGGCAGAAATTAATTTTTTCCCAGAGAATAACGCCTGAGTTAAGTCGCCTTGCTCCAAAACGTTAGCGCTAATTTTAGCAACAACAATTAGGCTGGCGCCCGTTACGTCTCCAGACTCTAGCACAATTGCGGCGATGCCTGAAACGCCCCTAAATTCCGCCGCTGTAGTGTCGCCATCTTCGGTAATACTTGCCCCAATACTAGCGACGGTCTCCAGTTGCGCCGCTGTAGTGTCGCCTGCCTCTTGGACGTTTGCGCCCACATTAGAAACTGGCACTACAATAGAGCTAATAGCCGCTAAGGTGGCATCACCGTCCTCCTGAACGCTCGCGTTAACGCTAGAAACTGAATCAATGGCCGCCGCTGTAGTGTCGCCAACCTCGATTACTCCCGCTGATATCCCCGCAACACCTCCAATACTAGCGCTTGTAGTATCGCCGGCCTCGTTTATATCTGCGCTAATTTCAGCGCCAGAAGAAACTGGCGTGATCGCTATTGTCGTGATGATCCGCCTGTTAGTACCTGACAGAACATAGGCCGGTGGATCTTCGCTAGCTGCCGATATATCAAGCTCACACATTCCTAGACGGACCGTTGGCCCGGCAGTGTGAGACGGTAAATCTAGCGTATTAGAATAACCAGTAGGGAAGGTTGTTATGGTGGTGGAAAGTGTGTCAATAGCGATGGGCGCCAGGATCTTATAATCTTGACTCCCACTTGTTGGGGTTATTTCTGGCGGGTCTCCAGTAGCCACGCCTGTAGCGCTTTCGGGCGGGGTGTCGGTAAAATCTACCCCGCTATACCTCACAGCTATAGCGGAAAATTGCTCAGCAGTGCCAAGAGTGACGGCCACCGTCGATCCTTCAGTCCCGTCAGCGTCCCTATACACTCCGTTTATGATTACTCGGTTGTTACCATCTCTGTAATCATAAAACTCTGTCCAGCCCGCAGGCCAAACAACAGTAGGATCATCGTTAACCGCCAGGGTTATTAACAACCCCTCGCCCGCGACAATGCCAGCAGGGAGATCTATAACAATATTAGCTGCAGAAGTCCCACCGGATATCGTTGTTAGCCTTGCCTCTTCAACCGGATTAGCCAATTAAATGCCATCGTCAAAAGCGGCAGTGTTTTGCCAGTTTCCAGACATCTGAACAACCTGGCCCGCAACAATAGAGGCGTTATCAATCGTTACCCCATCGCCCGTAAATGACCCCGATTCTAAATAGACTGACCCTGAAGTATTAATCTGCCAATGGCCTGCCGTCCCTGTAGCGTCAGCGCTAGAATCTTCAGTTATAGCACTAGATGTTAAAACACCATTACTAGCAGACCCCCAGCCTCCCGCGTTACCAGTTAACTGAGCAAGCAAAGTTCCCTGCCCTCCCGCGCCCGACTCTGTGCCAGATCTGACCTGCACTTCGGCGCTAGATCCTCGCTGAGTATTTAACGGGGTAATAATCGCATTTCTTAACGCGTCAGTTCTGAAAATAGTCATTATTTAATTCCCCTTAGTTCAGCCCTAGCGGCTTCTATTTCAGCAAAAAATTCCTTCATTTCTTCGCTAGCCTTAGCCTTAGTAATCCATGCTTTGCGCTCTTGCGGCGTTAGGTTTCGCTCAAGTTCCGCTAGTTCCGCATTAGCTTTGTCTAGCCGAACTACAGCAGGCTTAAGGGCTTCAATATTGGGCAAGGCGTACGCATGACGAACAGTTAAAAGCCACTCAAAGCAAACCGTAAGATTCTCAGAGCTGTATTCATCGCCGTCTTCCCAAGGAATTTCTGTGTCGAAAATTTCCAAAGGCTGGGCCAACGTTTCTGGCTTTTCAGGGTCATAATCAGGACTGTTTTTAGCCCAAATTTGAACGACCCAAGTTCCACTTCTACGATCAATTAAAATAGTTGCTGTTGACAGCCTATAGTCCCAAACTTCCTTAATATTTTTCCCGCTCATTTATTTCTTCCCATAGCTAAATCAAATAATGCGCCGATATCCGCGCCCAGTCCCGCGAGCTCCGCAAGCACATAGACGGCGGCGTCTACTCTGTTCGGGGACGCCCCTCCGCTAGTCTGTTCTATTGGGTCAAAATCGAGCATTTCGTCTTCGCATTTTCTCATGCCTGTCTTATGTTGCACAAGCCCCAATTCATACAGAGCAGCCACAGGCTCTGCCCGCAGGGTTTTACCTTTTTTGGCGTGAACCCGAATTACTCGCCCCTTGTAGCCAGCATTTCTTAGATTGCTTTCGCACATATCGCCGCCCTGGTTTGTCTCAATTACAACGGCGTCGGCCTGGTGCATTTCAACAGCCTTTATTGTTGCTAGCGCCCACTTTAGCGGTGAACCTCTTCGGGAATAGTCACCGTCAAGGCTATATCTCTTCCCTGCGTATTCACTGCCTACTATTATTCCGTGCTCGTCGCTGGCCTCTTTGTCCGTCGTCGCGGGATCTACTGCAACTACTGTACGGATAGGGTTTTCATGCTCTAAGCCTCTAGCTGTCGACATGCCTTCTTCAGTCCACAAAGAAGTGTCTTCATCTCTTTTTAGCGGGTCTTGCATGTATTGCGCGGCAAACCTTCGGCGGTGTGCCCTTAATGCCTTCTCATGCTTACCGTTATGCTTATAAGGCCACAGCCAGCCGTCGGGCAATCCATGGTCAATAGGCTTTCCGTGCGTGTATTCGGCAGGGTAAGACTTGAAATTATCAATTATTACAGGAAGGCTTAAATGGTGCCACTCTTCCCCGGATCCTCCCCTTAGCAAATACCCGCTAAGATCGCTCCAGTGGATGCGCTGCATAATTACAATAATCGGGTTTGACTCTATAGCTACCCGACTCGCTATAGTCTCGTTATATGCGTTATTAACTCCCTCCCGAATAGTCTTACTGTATGCGTCATCAGGCTTAACGGGATCATCTATAGACAAAGCTCCAGTAAATTTAGAATAGTCCATGTGCCCAGCCCTAAAGCCAGTTACCTGTCCCCCA